TATTAACAATGACGAAGTAAGATATATAATAACATTACCGGACTGATCACGCGGTACTACTGCATTATCATTTGATATTGCGGTTATACCTTTTTGTTCGTAATATGAATCTTCTCCGATTAAATTATTATTTGCCATTATCTAACTACTTTAAAATATATTTGATCGTCGATATATTGCTCTGTAATTCCATCTACTATTTTTAATTGTAAACGGTAGTAGCGTTCCGGCATAAAACCATTCATATCAATGTAAATATAATTACTTGTGCTATCGCAACTTATTTTAGTATAAATATTGTCATATGGAATTATGACTTCATCTGTAGCTGCGTCGAGGATTGAATAATAAGTAGTAGTTGGTAAATACTTAATTGTTTCTATAGGAAATAAATTAGTAGGAGATTTTCTAGGATATCTATCACGTGCATAAATTCTTATTTTAGAAATCTCAGTGTCATTATAAGTAGGTTTAACGTTGCTATAAATCAAATATGACTCTAAATCAGCCGCTGCCATCGAACCCGTCGTAAAAGCACTGTTATCCCAATACATCGTTAACTTAGGCACATATATAGTATGCGTTTCGCGACTAAAATATCTAATATAACCTTGAACGTTATTATTAGCTTCATCTGAATCAGATAACTGAACTAAGAATCCATAATTTGGAATTGTATTGTTATTACTACCACTAATCCAAATTCGTATTTGATTAGTAACATCGATATTAATATCGGTAGTTTGATATGAAAAAGATTCGGATGTAGTTAATACAGGTGGCGTTCCTGAGCCTGAATAATATAAATAATTTCCGCCAGCTCCGGAGCCTGATATATACAATCTACTTGTTCCAATTTGTTGTTGTTGACTACCAGATATCCAAGATGATCCCGACATTGAACCGGACCAATTGGCACCATCGATTGTTAACGATGATAAATGTCCAGTACCATTAACCCAATCTTGTCCCAACATTTTTGCAAAGATTGAATAATCCGACGGCAAATTACTTGCATGGGATGTATATAATTGTAATACAAATTTACAGTCCGTGACAGCTTTTGAATATTTTGATAAAGATGCCGATACTTCAGTCATATCAAATTCAACGATAGCACGAGACTTTAATAATGTTTCGCCATCTGTACCTAAACGTTTTCCAACTTCTAGTATTTCATCTAATCCAGTATTATAATCGGGATATGATTCATACAACGTTGTATCTTTATTTGCATAAAATATTCTAAACATTATGTTCCTTAATAATTAACCACTCGGCCTTTAATATCTTGATTTGGAAATTTAACTTCAAAAATACTAGGATCTAATGAAGGATAAACAATTCCATTTTTAGTTGCAGAAGATAAATCATAAACATTTCCAGAATACCCTAATACACTATCATATAAATTATTGAATACAATATTAACTAAATTTTGAACACCTGGTACATTTGAAATAATATTCATTACTTCTGATTTAATTAATGGTTGATTAATTTGCCAACGATCAACATCGAAATATGTTTTTAATGTATTAATACAATTCAATAAAACTTCATTGCTATTATAATTAGATAATACAGAAATTTCAAATTGTAATCCAATATTAATAATAAATGCATCCTTAATGTTTATAGCATCAGTTAAGATTCTATAGTAATTTAAGTATGTTTTTAAATTTTCTTTAACTGCATTATTTAATGCAACTAGTTGTTTATTTTCGTTGAATCCTAAAACATACATGTTCAATGCTAATGGATTAGGTAAACGATTTTGTGTGAAGTCTTCTTGTATGATTTGATCATCTGGTACAATATATGATTTTGCTATAGAACCATATTTCGCCGGCATTGAGTATGCTCGAATAATATAATCATCTCGAGTTACACTACGATTTTGTGTTGCAAAATTTGCTAAAGCATTATTTTTAATATCTTGTATTGTGTCAGAATTTTTTGCTCCAGATCCAGGAATTGGATTACTAACAGCAACTGTATTTTTTACGAAATTAACTAATGGAACTGATGCTGTAGAATTAACATCCTCATCATAATTAATTTGTCGTATTGTTGTCATTACATTCGATGCAACATTATCAGCGATGCCATTACCAATTGTATATGTTACTGTTAATGTCGTATTAGATGGAGCTTGTCCATATGTTCTAGTATAAAGAAAATTCGAAGGGTCGATATCAACATCAACACCTCTACGCATTCCAGCTAACCCATTTCCTACATTGCTAGGATTAGGAACAATTTCTTCATCATTATTATCTGATATTCCTGCTCCAAATTGCATTTCTAGTTTGTTATCATTTCGCAATCTTGTAATAAAACGTTTTGCAGTTTTCTTTAATTTTAATAAACTAGGAGACGATGATCGGTATTGATATAAATCTGGGTCATTCTCTGCTAAATTTGGCACTGATTCAAATATTGTATCTTGTGCTAGATATGGAACTTCAGACCAATTATCACCATCTGACTCAGTTACTGAAATAATTTCTATAATGTTTGTTTCAGGTAATACAACTTTATCATAAGCAATAGGCGAATTGAAAGTGAAAGTTTGCGTTTTAATTTCACCTGATACTGCTTGTACTTGTTTCTTTAATAAGTAGTATGTAGGTTGTTTAGTTGCATCATTACTTTCATAGATTGTAACTTCCGTAGGATCAAACGATGAAGAGAATTTAAAATCTAACAAATCCAAAGTTCTAAAAACTGAAGAACCGTTTGATTGTTTCACTTGCATTCCAGGTTTAATTGATAATGCATAATTAAAATCAGGACGTACATTTGCCCCGCTTCCGATAGATGGAACTAATTGATAAACATCTAATGTTACATATGCTGGAATTGCATTTTTAGGACGATATCCTAATGATTTAGCTAAATCGTATATATTTGTTCGTTCGGTTGCTTGTTCTAATAATGATTCTTTTAAGTTATTGTCTGAATAATATGATAAAACGTCGCCGACATATGCAGCAAGTTCTAACATAAGCATTCCAGATGAACCTTCACTGAAATCAGAATATGTTGTAGGATAATATTGTTTAGTAAATTCAATTAAATTTCTTCGAATTTGACTAAAATCTTTACCTAAATAAGAAACATCTTTTTTCGTTTCCATGTTATTGTCCTTGTTGTATCTGTAACATACCAGATTCATTAGCTGTTAATGTTAACGAAGATGTATTTATTCCATTAACTGTATAATTAATTGAAATTATAATAGAATATTCCATTGTAGGATCATCTGAATTAGTTTTTACCTGAATTTCATTAACATTTACTTCTGGTAACCAATATGAAATTTTTGGTAATATGTAATTTTCAATTTCTTGTTGCAATTCATCTGAATTGACTTCAAATAATATTTTAAATAAGTCTGTTCCAAAGTTTGGTTGTAATGGACGTTCGCCTAAACGTGTTAGTAATAAATTTTTTAATTTACCAAAAACACTTAATTGAGTAGTAAAAATCGTTGCAAATGGTACTGTTGAATTAAATGAAATATCAATTCCATTTTGCTGTTGTGCTTGATTCGTAGTACTTACAATTTGATACGGCATTAACTACCTTTCTTTTTATTAATTGCTTTCATTAACGATGAATAATCTCGAGTCATAGCTTGTTGAACTTCAGTAGGTACTTCAAATACCTTACCTGTTTCTGGATCTTCCATTACTTTTGGCGCAACTGGAGCTAATCCCATAGACTCTTTCATATTCTGACGCATCATTCCAAAACCTTGTGCATCAGCAGATGTCATTCGTAGTTCTTCCATACCCTCATTCATTATATCAGCAAAACTATTCATTGCCATTGGTCCTTGTTCAGTTAATGCATCAGTTTCATTTAAAATAGACGCCCATTTATTTTCAGTAAATTGAACTTTAGATTTCTTCACCGGTGGTGGGGGAGGATTTCTATGTCCTGGCATATTTGTTGTTTGCACCGGTTGTTTCATCTCTGTAATTGTAGATTGTAAACCTTCCTTAAGAATTTCCGTTAATTCTTCTTTAATAACCTCACGTACGGCTACTTTAAGTGCTTTTATAAGTGTTTTTGAAT